GCGAATGTACGGATCGGAGAGTGGGGAGAGGTAATAAAGATGTAGGCGGGGGTCCATTCAATAAATCCCCCCTTAAATTCCACTTTGAAGGGGTATCGGTCGAGAAGGCGGAGGAGGAAGGCGAAATTGGTGACATCCTTTGATCTAAAGTCGTCGATAATGGCCACGGGCTGGCCGTCGTAACCGTCGAACCACCGCAGACCGCCTGATGAAATCCAGATGTCATCAAGTGGCTCCTCTCCCGGAACAAGAGATCGTCCCAAGTCATAACAGCTCCTTGTCTTACCAGTGCCGGTTTCTCCATGTAACCATAGCACGACTGGCGGGGCAGTGCGAGGTGGGCGAGAGAGGCTTCTGAGAATGGTGAGTCCTTTGTGAAACTTCACAATAGCAACAGCACCAACGTCAGGGTCCTTAGCCAACTGACGCAGGGTTTCACCTTGCAGCACACGCTCACAAACATCATGGATGTCATTACGCTTACCTGGTGAAGGCATGAGACCCTTGACAAAAGGAAGGAGATCTTCTTTCGAGCAATAGGTGAGGGATTGTTGAGGGGTACCACGCATAGATTCGATATGGCAACGATTGCCAATCATCAACTTGACAGTGGAAAACGCAATCTGACGACCAAGGACGCAAGCGCCTTGCAAATGAGGGGTTTGTGTTTCGGGACAGATCTCTTTGCCAACGACCAGCCATTGGCACTCTATAGCAGTAATGATATCCCATTCAGCTTGGGTCCAATTATTGAGAGTGAAGACGAAGCGGCTGAGCCTTGAACCGTTACGATGATAGGGTGTTAAACGCGTTGGAGGTGGTTGAACCACTACGGCGGGAGCTACTTGAGGAGCTGTGGTATCCATGCTGAGGAGCGAAGTTGGAATAATATTCCCACTTTCCACGCCGCTTTTTATAGCGTGGGCCGGAGATATTCTGATTTTTATCTAGCGGATAAACCACTTTAACTCCGCAACATAGCTAAGACGGCGACAAACCACCATTAGAAAATAATAAAAGAAGTACACCGACCGGGACTCGAACTCACGTCTCCGCCACGGGAGTCAGGGGCGAACCGACTGGAACATACTGCACTTCTGCCAGCAATGCTCCGCATTGAAGATAAGAGCACTACAGGGCTATCGGACTCCCTCTAGCCCACGGCGCACCTAGGAGGTGCGCCTAAGAGGTTGGGGGTAATACTATACCCCAACCTCGACTCCTAGCTACGCAACGTGCGTGTATAGTATCACGTGTATACTTAAATTAAATAATTATGAAGAGAACCAGAGGTCAAGCAGGATTCGCTCAAGGCCCTAGAGTGCGAAAATACAGACGTGGTGGTGGTCCACGTACATATCAAGGATTACCAAGAAACTTGACTGGACCAAGGCGAGCTCCATATAGATTAGGAGCGAGGGTGTACGGAGTACCACCCAGCAAACCAGAATTGAAATTCATTGAAACAAGCATGGACGCAACGTCGTACGGAATTGGAGGACTTGGTAACCTGCTCCTTATAAACAATTGCGTGCAAGGCAGCGACGCAGACGATAGACTAGGGCGTAAAGCAAACTTCGTCAGTTTCCAAATGAGATGTGCAATAACATTGGCGTCGACTGCAGTTACTAATGGACTGATGACAAGGACAATCTTGTTTGTGGACAACCAAACAAATGGCTTGGCGCCGGCCATTACAGATTTGCTAACATCGAACGTCTTCGAATCAAATATGAATCTAAACAACAGAGAAAGATTTACAATTCTCATGGACAAAGTAATTGGAGGAGTAGGTGGAGATGTGAAGAACCATGGGTTTAAGAAATTCAAAAAGATCAATGTGAATACAACGTACAATCAATTGAATGGCGGAAATGTAGGAGACATACAAACAGGGAGTTTGTACCTACTGACATTCCTGGGTACTAACTGTGTCACTGTCACAGCCCCAGTGACTACAGGGAGAATTAGAGTCCGATTTCAGGATAATTAAATGACTTCTAGTTATAGCCGCAGATTTCTATAAGGGTATGTTCCGACCGCTTCGCTATTACACATAAGAGATTTAGTGTAATTACAAAAGGACTACTAATTGCAACGAGAAGTTGCGGCCTGTGTGTAACTAAATGACTTCTAATTTAAGCAAATACATAAGAGATCCAATTTATTTAAAACATATCAAAATCGAATCCCGAGTTTTGCTCCCATGTGGTCATAGAATCAAAGTCTTCAAACCATGCCATGGCTTCTTCGTCATCATCAGAGGATCTCGATGACATCAGGAACGACCGGCGGGGAACAACAGATGTGCATGGCGGCGATAAGTCGAGCCCTGCCATCTTCTCCTGGGTAGTGCTCCATATCGAAGATATCGTTGAGTCGTCGGTAGAGCTGATTGAGATCTTCGGGGAGATGCTCATTCCGCTTAGCGAATGTACGGATCGGAGAGTGGGGAGAGGTAATAAAGATGTAGGCGGGGGTCCATTCAATAAATCCCCCCTTAAATTCCACTTTGAAGGGGTATCGGTCGAGAAGGCGGAGGAGGAAGG